TCTATTATTTTCTCCTCTATGCTCTTTCCCAACTCGTTCATTTTCACATTTTCTACATGTAAACCCATAGTTTGTTGCATTTGCTATCTTTTGTAGGTAATCTTCATGAACATTATTTGGGCAAGTAAACCAAACTTTTGCCTCAGAATGCGGAGAATACTCATAAGGTGTTTTATCATTTTTCTCAGACCAACGGTCAAGAATTTCTGGATACTTAGCTCCAAGACTATCTAATGGATGAATTTTTCTATTGATACAATAAGGGCATCCAATTCCATCAACAAAAGATCGTGGTGCTTGGCCATAAATATGATACTCACGCTTTTGGCATTGAATACTAATTTCACCACGTATACGACCAGCAGGAACTTCCCATGGAGAAACGGTATTACTACTATGCCAATGTGACCACAAATAATCTTCTCCATATCTATCAATAACTACTTGTGCAACACTATTACACTTCCTGCATTTTCCAGAAGAAGAACTCCTAGTTAAGACAGTAATATAAAATTCTTCGCTCTCATGAATACCACGAGGACATTTAAACCAATATTTCTTATTGCTTTGATATCCTACGTCTTTAGTAGTACACCCATTTTTATCAACATCAAATCTTTCGTTTAAATCGAATCTATTGTTTTCTACACACCATTCATAAAATGTTTTAGTAACATTAAATTGATTTCCATATTCCATAAAATATTACCTCTCTTCATTCGTCTTCTCTCATTTTTTAATATCACAAGAAGGGCTAGATGAGAGGCTCTAGCCCTTGTCAATATAGTTCATGACGCCATATCTATCTTGTGTTTATATTATACTGCGTTAATTTCGTATTGTCAAGTATTTTTTAAAAATTACTCTTCGCTAGGAATAACGATGGAGAATACTATTGCGTTTAAGCAAGACGCTACACTTGCCCGGTCTTATGACCCTTTATCTTTCGATAAAGTACAGACTATATCTTCACCCACTTTAGTGGGGCACACCACTTCCATAACCAATCGCTTGTTATGTACTTCTCTTAACGAGAATAGTCGTTGAGGTTTTCTCTATTCGAGACTTACCTGCTGATTTCCCATTATAACAGACACTTAGGATTTAACCATACATCTA